TGTATGAAATCCAGCCATCTTTATCTATATATATAAGTATAGAGATGTCTTTAAGTCATTTTATAGAATATATTGTTTTATTAATATATATTGTTCCTTAAAACTACTTAAAGACATCTCTATACTTTATAGTATAACAGAATGACTGAAATAGCCGAACGCCTCCCTATCGAACTTGCTAATATGATTTACTCCTATCTTGGAGTACACCCCGTAGCTCAAATTATCGAAGATAAAATAAATGAAGAAATGATAAGTGAGTTCTGTGTAGAATGTAGAATGTATTTAGCGGGAGAAGATACCAGATTAGAAAATACTTGGATTGGAAGAGATTGGAATTGCTATGACGGCAAATGCGAATATTGCTATGCCGAAGAGCTTGGAGAAGAAGTATACACCTGTGCTGAATGCTGTGATAAAACATATACATATGGAAAACACAACAACACAGGAGGAGGACTATTTTGCGATGGTTGTATGGAAAACAGAGATGAAGATGGAGTACCGCTTGAAGACCAATAATCTAAAAATACAATAAAGTAATCTAAAAAATACAATAAATAATCAAAAATAATCAAATAATATAATGAAATCTAATATATTTTAGATTTTATTAGATATAAATAGTAATAATTTTAAAATTATTACTTGTATAATCTATTTTTATATATAAGAAATCTAACTTATATATAAAAAATCTAATACTTATTTATAATCTATATATATTAGATTACTTTTCTGCTATGTTAGATTTCTCTGCGTCGAGTTTCGGCTTACGGACATTCAAATAGTACTGCCTTTTCTTTTCCAACATGGTTGCGTATTTCTCTGGATTTTCCGTTTTCAATTTGTCGTTATATCGTTTACACTTTTCACGACATTTAGACGGATTAGCCTTCTGGTAATCGCTCACACGCTTCAAATGCTTTTCGTAAAATGCTACTGCTTTGGTTTCTTCCATTCTATACTATTAAGTATATAGAAACCTTTATATCACTTTTCTTTAACATATTAGTTATAAAAATATAATATCCTTTAATTATATAAAATGTCTTTGAAGCATATTCAACAACGAAGAGAACCTATCACATTTGGAAGCAATTTAAGTATTCCAAATAAAGATACATATATTAATGGAGATTTAGACATACAAGGTAGTATTAACGGAACTTCTTCACAAGGGCAAAATGCTAATAATACTTGGACTGGTACAAATACTTATTCTGTTTATCGACCAACAAGTTCATTATCAAGTGTAGGGCTACAAGACGGAGTTAACGAAACATTTTTAGAAACTACAATTGTAAATGAAGGAATAGTAAATGCGGGAGCTACTTGGACGGGTACAAATACTTTTAGTTCTGGAATAATAATTGTAGACGGAACAAATACTAATCCTCTTTATATTCCTCCCGTTAATGCTACTGATGCTGTGTGTGGAAAATATATTGGTGATAGTTGGACTGCTAAAAATGCTTCCTTTAAAACTACTAATAATACTTGGACGGGTACAAATACTTTTAGCGTTTTGCCTGTGGTTATCGAACCAGTTTCCAATACTGATATAGCTTCTAAAAATTATACAGATACAACTATTTCAGCAATTACACAAGGATTAGCTGTTTCAACAATTAATACGACTTCTACTGGTTTACCTACTGATTGGGGAGCATCTAATTTGGCGGTTCAACTTCAAATTATAGGAGGAGGAGGCGGGTCTACATCTTCCGTTGGGACTTGTGTTTGTTCTTCGGCTGGTGTTTCTGGTGGTTCTGGTAGTCAAGCTTCATTAATAGTTTTAACAGATACTATTGTTGGTGGTTCTGGTGGAACTGGTTTATTTGAAGTATCCGTAGGAGGAGGTGGTTCTGCTGGTTCTGGTTGTGGTGTTGGTTCTGGCTCTGGCTCTGGTGGTTCAACTAATTTATATGTGACGCCAAAAACGGGGTTAGGATATAATCCTTTAAGAGTTAACATTTTAAGAGCAAATGGAGGAAATGGTTTCGGTCAAGGAACTTGCGGTCAAGCGGGTAGTACATCAGGCGGGACATATTCGGCTATTGATGCTCGTGTTGCTTCTCCATATGCTTCTTCGAATGGAAGAGGAGGGTCACAATGTGCGGGTAGTATACCTCAATATTACGGAATAAATACTATTGGCTGGGGAGCAAGAGGAGCTACATGTGCTAACGGAGCTGGTGGAAGCGGTGGTGGTTGGGGTGCTACCTTTTTTACTGGATAGTCGGGATAGTTGGGATAGTTATTTATTATTTTTAAATTAATAATAAATAATAATGAATAGAAAGGTTTTATTTATAAACAAAGTAACAAAGTATCCCTACCCTCCATTTTAGAGATTTATCAAAAATATTATAATATACATATATATTATATAAATGTCTATACAAGGTATTCAAGATTTAGATGAGGCGTGGACTTTACGAAATCAGTTAACAATTAATAATAATGTCGAAGTGATGGGTGATTTAAACACGACTGGTTTTATTTTTGACGGAGGTGTTCCTGTAAATATTCAAGGAAATAATAATACATGGACGGGTAAAAATGCTTTTGCTGATTTTTTACCTACATTTTTAGACCCTGTTGCTAATGGTGAAATGGCGACTAAAAATTATTTAGACACAGGAGTAGTTGGTTTAGGAGCTGGTCTTTTACCTACTGCTAATACTTGGAATGCTTATAACAGAATGGCTGGGCTTCCTGTTATTACTAATAGTGCTTCGGTTGGTACAAACGAATTAGTAAATAAAAGTGTAGTTGACGGATTTATTGGCTCTTCTACTGGCTCATTAGGAACTAATAATATATGGTCTGCGATACAAACTTTTAGTAATGTTGTAAGTGTACCTACTCCGCTTACTGACCCTGCTTTTGCTAACAAAGCGTATGTCGATAGTAGTATTGCTACTTTTAATGCTTCTGGTGGGAAAATTGAATATGTGGAAGTTGTTGCTTCTGGTACTACTGCTTTAACTTGCGACCCCGCTATTTATTCTGGTTGTATGATTTGTTTAGTTTCGTGTGGAGGTTGGGGTACAAATGTTAGCCCCCCTGTTATTACTGGTGCTAATACTAAATCTTTTGGTGGTTCTGGTGGTTTTGCTGTTTTTAAAGTTCCTGCTTTTGCTGGAAATGCTTCATTAACAATTACTAATAATACTTATACTTTTGTAGGAAATACTCAATTCACTCTTCCTAATGGAGCTACAATAGCTTCAATCGACGGCGGAACTAATGGCTCTGGTGTAGCATCTGGAACTGGTGGTGTTTTTATAACAGGTCTGCCTAATATTCAAAAGATTAATGGTTCACAAGAACCTATTCAATCTCCTATTACGAATGATGCTATAACAAAATCATACAATATTGGTGTTTTAAATGGGTACGGAAATGGTGGCTCATTTAATTATCTAACAGGTACAAGTGTAGCTCCTACGATTGGTTATTGTTTACAAATAAAATATAAGAATTAAATATCGAGGTTTTAGTGATATATGATATGTTTTAAAATATAATATATCATATTATTATATAATGTCTTTACAAGGATTTCAAGATTATACTCAACCATTAGTTTTAAATGGTGAAGTAACAATTAAAGGTACACTAAACGCTAAAAATATATATGTATCTGGTGCTATAACGGGAGCTGGTATATCGACAGATATTTTATCTACGGATAATACTTGGACTGGAACTAATGATTTTCAAGATGTAGTAAGTTATACTGGTGTTGCTGTTGTAGGTGCTACGGATTTAATCCAAAAAGTAGATGTAGATAACGCTGTTGCTGGTTATAATCCATTAAATACTACTAATTTTTGGAGCGTTTCTCCTGTATTTTCAAATGCCGACCCGCCAAGCGTTCCTCCATTTAGCTCTGGTGTATTAAATACTACCGACTTATATTCATATGTAAGTATGACTAATTGGACGGGTGGAAATCCGTCTGGACTTTTAACAACTGCTAATACTTTAACTGGGACAAATAATTTCACAGGAACTTTCACAGGCGTATCAACTCCTCAATTAGAAGCTCCAACAGCTTTAAATCAACCTGCTTCAAAGGCATATGTAGACGCTAAAATAGAAGTTGGTGGTAAAACTTTAACATATACTATTACTACATCAGGAGCTTATAATATGTCTGCCCTTGTTAACAGGGCTAATATAGCAAAGGTGGATTTTTGGCTTTTTGGTGGTTCTTGTGGTGGTTTTTCTGGGGCTGTTGTTTCTGGTACAATTGGAAATGGCTGTGGACTAAATGGGTCGCTTCTTTTAAATATTGGAACTACCGCTGACCCTGCCGTAGTTTATACTACACAGGATACTACAACTCCTTCGACTACATCATTTTTAGTTTCAAATCAATTGATAGCGGGAGCTGGTGGAGCATGTAATTTAAACGGAGCTTTGGTTGGAGGAAACATTTTAACAAATGTATACGGAGGAGCAAATGGTTTATATCTTGGTGGTGAAAATGGGAATAACAAGTTAGCATATAGTAATGTATTAGGAACGAGTACATCAGCGGGAGGAGCTATTTTTGTAGCCTATTTCATATAATAGATTTATAATAAAATATAATATATACTCATATTATATAATATGTCGCAACTTTCATCATTTAAGAAAGCTCAAAATCCAGATATGATTTACTACGATATTGTTTCTACAAACTTTCAGTCGACTACAACAGAAGAGCCATTTTTAAGATTTAACGAAACTCGAACAAATCCTATTATTAATAATTCTGGGGACTATTATTTAAGTATTGTAAGGTTTAGTTTAGATACTTACAATCTACCTAATATCATATGTGAAATCCAACCTAATCAAGGCAATCCAGATTTATCGATTTATTCTTTAACATTAGAATATGATGATGGTTTAGGAGGAATTACTCCGTCATCACAAGTATATCTTAACTGGATACCTCAAAATAGAAATGCTGTTGTACCTTTGCCTCCATCAGCAACAAATAACAAGTTTCAAGAAAATACCTCCTACTATTATTGTTATCAATTTCAATATTTTCTTTCATTAATTAATACGGCATTTGCTACGGCTTTGACTTCTTTGATTGCTAATACAGGTGGAGCTTTATCTCCCGTTGCTCTTGCCGAACAGGCTGTAATGACTTGGGACACTACAAGTCAATCTGCTATTTTACAGGCACAGGAACAATATTACGATAGGTCGCAAACAGCAAGAATTAAGATATATTTTAATCCTCCTCTTTTTTCTCTCTTTAATAGTTTTCCATCTCTATATTTTGGAACAGGAAGTAGTGTTAGTTTAGGAAGAAACTATCAAATGGAGGTAGCCAATTTTGCTGGTGTTAACACTATTCTTCTACCAACAAATCCAGTAGCTCCCGCAACTCAAACTATTTGGACGCAAATGTTTCAAGAGTTTAGCACTATCGACACTTGGTCGCCAGTTGCTTCAATAGTGTTTACTTCAAATACTATTCCAATTATTAGCAATCAGCTTTCCGCTCCATTAGTTTTTAATAACGGACAAAGTAGTTCAGGTATAGGAAATAATGCTAACTTCGCTCAAATTATTACGGATATGGCGACCAATCAACAAGTATTTAAGCCAAATGTATTATATAATCCTACTGCCGAGTATAGGCGTATCGATATGACTGGAAATACTCCTTTAACGAATATTGATATAAATGTGTACTGGCGTGATAAATTGGGTCAACTAATTCCATTTACTTTGGCTTCTGGGGCTTCGGCTTCTGTAAAGTTCTTATTCGAAAGAAAAGACAGGTTTTTTCACGCAAAGGGTTCAGGAGTTTAGCCAAATTGTAAAACTTTAACAATTATATTATCTTTTTTAGAAAAATAATATATTTAGATATTATATAAATGAGTGCTGACTTCAAAACTACTCTTATTAAGGACGGACGCCTTGCCGATATTACCGACCAGCTTTCATATGCCGTTGCTTCTGGTGCTTCTTCCAATACTTATCAACAATTTTCAGCTGTTTCAACATCTAATTCTTCCATGACTTTCAATATTCAAGTTCCAAGCGAAAATATTGTGGTTTCCAGAGAAGTTTTAGTACAGACTGATATTTACTTTACACTTACTATTTCCGCTGTTCCTATTGGTGATACTGCTTTCAACTATGGTGAAACTGATGCTTTCCAAGCATTCCCTTTGAACTCTTTGTTTACTACTTGTTCCGCTCAAATTAACAACACTAATGTTTCAAGCAATCTTCAAGATATTTTGCCTTCTATTCTCCGCTTGAATAGCAACAGAGAACTTTATAAATATAACGGAATGACCCCTGCTCTTCCCGACCAAGCTTATAAACAATTTTCCGCTGGTGTTGGTGCTTCGAATAACCCTCTTGGTGATTACGCCGACCAATCTTACGATGGCGACCTTATCCCTCGTGGTGCTTTCCCTTGTGCTTTAACTTTGGTACACAATATTACTGGTGGCGGTCAAGATGCTTCCCCTGTTTCTACAAATGTGGCTGATACTTTTGTTATTACTGGTTTAGTAAAAGTAACAGAGCCTCTAATGGGTCTTTCTCCTTTTATCTATGGCGATGCTGTTTACAACAAGCAAGGTTTAGTAGGAATTAATGCTATGTCTTTCGTTTTCAATATCGATAGCTCATGTAAGCGTTTTTGGTCTACCGCTAATCCTTACACATATGTTATTGGTTTAGGAACACAAGCTCAACAAAATCCTTTCCAGAATACTCGTATGTTGGTGAACTTTTTGTCTACTCAACCTACGGATTTGATTTCTGCTCGTAATGTTGTGCCGTACATGGACTTACCTCGCTACCTTTCTCTTCAATCTTCGACTGGTGCTTTGAATGCTGGTGCTTCTTCTACTTATAACTCTCAAAATATTCAAATTAATCAGCTTCCAGATTATTTTATTATTTCTGTTCGAAAGCCTATGTCTACACAGACTATTAAGGATAGTTCAACCTTCTTTAAGATTAATAGCATTAGTGTTAACTTGAATAACACTTCTGGTCTTTTGAGTTCTGCTCTTCCCGAAGATTTGTGGCGTATATCAGTTAATAATCATTCTACTCAATCTTGGGCGGAGTTTAGTGGTGCTACTAATAATGCTGATAATGCGACTGGTGTTGGTTCTGCTGTTGCTACAACTGGTTCACTTCTTATCCTTTCTCCTGCTTACGATTTATCTCTTCCAGATTATCTTTCATCTGGTTCTATCGGTCAGTACAATTTCCAGTTCCAAATTAATTGTACCAATATAGATAGTGTAGCTGTTGTTCCTGAAATATGTATTATTTGCGTGAATAGTGGTATTTTTACTACTATTGCTGGTTCATCTAATATTTATACTGGTATCCTTACTAAACAGATGGTTCTTGATGCTAAAACCAACGAGGAAAGTTTAGACCCTGTTTCATCAGTTCAATATTCCCGTATGGTTGGAGGAAGTATGATGAATAGAATTGCTACGGCTTCCAAGAAACTACCTATTGTTAGAGATTTAGTAGCAAGAGCAAGGCGTATGGTTGGAATGGGTGTTCCATCGGGAGCTGGTGTTCCATCGGGAGCTGGTATGGGTTCTCGACTTGAAAAGCTTTGTTATTAAATAGTTGGGATACTTGGGATAGTATTTTAGTAATAAATAAATAGAATAAATAATAAGATAAAAATAAATATTTTATTATTAAAAATATAGAATAACTATATAAACTATCCATTTAAATTAATATATATGGAAAATTATTATATATATTAATATTATATAATGGCTTCACGAAACTACGGAATGGCTTTTGATACGCCCTATAACGAAAGGCTTTTAAGTATTTTAGAAGAATACAATAGTAGACAAGATACAAATGGAGAACCCGATATATTCGAGGATAGAATGGAAGGAGGGGCTTGGCTTGGAGCTGATGGTTCAGTTCACTCTGTAAATATGAGAGGAGTAGGTCACCCTCATTTAGGTCACCCTCTTTTGGGTTCGATGGTTAGAGAAATGGGAGGAGGAAAGTTTAACTTTGGTAAAGCTTTGGGTTCTGTCGCAAAAGGGGTTGGAAAAGTTGCTTTGCCTATTGCTACAAAGGTAGGTACAAAAGTGGCGGAAGATGCTTTAATGACCGCTATGATGGGAGCAGGAGTTTATAGTGCTGGTGCTATGTATAGACCAGCTGGTATGGTTAGCCCCTTTGTTAGTCAACCAGACCCGTATGCTCTGGTTCGTTCTGGAACTATGGCTACTTATCCTACTTATAATGCTCTTGAAATGAGAGCTTTAAATGGTGGTTGTGGTTGCTCTTGTGGAATGGACGGAGGAAGATTTGATTTTGGAAAAGCTTTGGGTTCAGTTGGAAAAGTTGCTTTGCCTATTGCTACAAAAGTGGGTTCGAAAGTGGCTGAAAAAGCATTAATGGAAGCTTTGGCTGGTTCTGGTGTTGGTTCTGGTGGAAAGTTTAATTTTGGAAAAGCTCTTGGTTCAGTAGCAAAAGGAGTTGGAAAAGTTGCTTTGCCTATTGCTACAAAAGTAGGTACAAAGGTAGCCGAAGATGCTCTAATGGCTTCATTAGCAGGAGCAGGTAAAAGACCAAGAGGAAGACCAAGAAAAATGGTTGAAGGTGCTAATTCTCCTATGGGAGCTTCTGGTGGAAAACTAACTTTAAAGAAGGTTGGAAGAACATTAGGAAAGGTCGCAAAAGCATCTGTTCCAGTTCTTAAAAAGGTTGGAAAAGAAGTTGTTAGAGTTGGTTTACCTATTGCTGAAAGAGTGGCTACAAAAATGGCGGAACAAGCTGTAAAATCTTACATGTCTGGTGAAGCATCTGGTTCTGGCGTTTATTCCGCAGGTGTGGGTGAAATGAAACGACCAAGAGGCAGACCAAGAAGCGGTGGTAAGTTCGACCTTTTGGGTACTATTACAAAAATAGGTAAAAAAGCAGGTGAACCATTTGATAAATCTATTGGAGTAAATCCGTTTACATTTGGATATGATTTAGGACACGATGTAATTGCTCCCGCATTAATGGGTAAAGGTGTTAGAAGTGGTGGTGGTGATGGACGCAAAATGAGAGCTGAAATTGTTAAGAAAATAATGAAAGAACAAGGATTAAAAATGACTGACGCTTCCAAATATGTAAAAGCTCACGGACTATATTAAAATATATAGAAAATATCGATTTTAGACATATATTATTTATTTAAAATAATAATATATATTAATATTATATATGCCGACTATACCAAGATATAATCAAGGTGCTACGGAAGAAGCAGGATTAACAAGAGCTAAAAAAAGAATTATTGGACTGATGGAGGAGGGGATTTTAAAGCTTACTGAAAAACCCGCAGTCGATTTAACAAATGGAAAAGCTGATAGTTTAGCAGAAGATATTATTAGACAGATGGAAGAAATAGCCAGTATTTTAAGACAAGGTAATTTGTATTTTGAAGAAATGGGAGATGTTGTAGTTGTTGAAAACTTTGAAGAAACTAAAAAGATTTTGAAACTTGTTGTTATAGCAAGAAAGTTAACAAGAAGATTGATAAGAAGTTTAAATGCTTTGGGTAAAGGAGTTTCTTATTTGGATTTGGGTGTTTTTGCTGACTTAAAAACGGCATGGAAAGAATTAGGAACTACTTTTGATACAACTTCTACTTATTTAACAAATATAGATATAGAATTGGTTGGAGATGAAGATGCCGAAAATAGGGAAGAAGCCAGATTAGCCAGAGAATTAGCAGGATTATACTTTGGAGCTGATGATGATGAAAGACAGGCTGATATGATGATGGACGATTTAGAAGACGACCAAATACAAGAAGGAATAGATAGACGCAATAGAACACAGGCTAATTTCCAAAGAATACCTAATTTTGAAGAGTTGGTAATGGAATTAATAACACTAATGTATAATGTTGGAGAGATAATAATAAGACTAAAAACTAATTTTAACGAAGCCAGACAACAAAGAGTTCTTCCAAGAGAAGCTATTGGAGAAGAGGACACTCCGTCTGTTTCTGGTGGCGTTTTTAAGAAGCCAATTTACAGAATTGGAAATAATGTGATGAGTTCTTTGTATGAATTAGATGGTCTACCAAGATTTATTTAAAAATAATATCTATAATATATAATGAGTGTTGAAAATATATCGAAATCTAATCCAATTTGGAAAGTAAGTAATCCAATTATAGCTCAAAAGAAATTAAATAAATATATTGGGAAAAATACGCCATTATTTTTATCAACAAGAAAAGATAAAAAATATATGGTTTTAGACCCTGATGGAAAAAAGGTACACTTTGGAAATATTAATTACGAGGATTTTTTAAAACACGCTAATTTACGGCGTCGTTCATCATACATTAGCAGGGCTACAAATATAAGAGGGGACTGGAAAAGAAATAAATATAGCCCTAATAATTTAGCTATAAATGTTCTATGGTAATTTTCAAGATTTAGTGATATTATTATATTCTTATTATATATAATAATATGCCGTTTACTATGCGAAAAATTAGAGGTAAAGAGCTTTATAAAGTTTGGAATACTATTACTGGCGAAGTGAAAAGCGAAGGTTCACTCAAAAAGGACGCCAAAAGTCAGTTAAGACTTTTAAGAGGAATAGAGAAAAAAGGGGGTAGTTTGAAAGCAGACCAGATAAAAGATGTTGTCGATTTTTCTTATAATAACAAGAAAGATAAAGCTCCTGATGGGTATGTATTGGATAAAGAGTTAAGTGATGGTAGAGTTAAGGTTTACAAGGATTTAAATAGTAATCAAGTAATAGTAGCTCATCGTGGTTCTTCTGGTTGGAAAGATTGGCTCGATAATGCCTATTACGCTACTACTGGAAATATCAAGGATAGTGGGACATATAAAACTCACAAAAAGAAACATGAGAAAGCATTAGACAAGTACGGAGCTGAAAATGTTATATCTGTGGGACATTCGAGAGCTGGTAAATATGTAGAAGAATTAAACAGAGAACAGCCAGTAAAAGAAGTTTTAACATACAATAAGGCTGTTGGTATACACGACGCTTTTCAAAAGAACCCTGATAACCAAACTGATATTAGAAGCAGTCGAGATTTAATTAGTGGACTATCTCCTTTTCAAAGTTCTAAAAATAAAGTAGTAACAATTCCTTCAAATACTTTTAATTTTTTGAAGGCTCACGGAACTTCCGCTTTAAGTAGTTTGGGGAATAAACTAATTGGAAAAGGATTTAAACAAATGAGAGTGGGAGATATGAGAAAGTTTGTGAAAGCATTCAAGAAGGCGAAGTATGGAGAAACTTGGACGGGAGGAGCGAAGTATGGAAAAAAGCAGTTGACGGAAATGATACGCCCGATGTTCGAAGACGATGATATTGATGAATTGGTTGGTGGGTCAATTTGGACTGATTTTGTAAAGGATTTTTCTTCCAAGCATGGACTAAAATATGCTTGTTCTTTATCCAAATATAAAGAGCCATTAAAGAAAGCATATAGATTATTTAAAGATAAAAAAGATTGGTTCGAACCGATGAAAATCGATGCGATAAGTGGAACAGAACCAGAACAACCAAATATTACTTTAACAATTACAGAGCCAGAACCAGAACAGCCAAAATCAAAGAAGAAACCTGTTGTTCTTGTAGATGATGATGAAGTACCTGTATACGATGAAAAGAAAGATACTTTTGGAAATAGAGAGAAACTATTAAAATCTTTTAGTGGAATTAAGCTCCGTGATTTTTTAGAAAAGCAACACGGGTATCAAGCAAAAGGCGGAGCAACTTTAAGTGAATTAGCAACTGAAATAATGTTAATCGAAGCTGGACTACCGCCTCAAATTAGTAAACCTATTTCTAAATCTGGTTCTGGTATTTTATCAGGTGGAAATAAGTGGACGGATTTTGTAAAAGATTACGCTAAATCATATAATACAACTTACGGCTGTGCGTTAAGTGATGTTGGAATTAAAAGTGCGTATAAGCTTTTCAAAGATGGAAAGACTTGGTATTTTCCAAAAGTGAGTGCTTCAATCGAAACTCAAACGGACGATTTTATAGAACCAACTCCAACAGAAGCTCCTGTAAATATTGAGCCAGTTGTTAGTCGTATTGAAGAAAAGGTGAGAGAATTAGAAGCATTAGGAGCTAAAAAAGGTGCGGTTTCATATGATAGTAAAACTATTATTACTGACTTGGGTTTTGTTAATATGTTGAAAAAATATGGCGGGAAGTGTGTCGTGATAAATATAATGAAAACAAGAGGAGTAGAGGTTGGAATAAATGTAAATAGCAACAAAGATGAGAGTGATATTCGATTTCCTGTGTACTATAATAGGCTTGGAGAAGCATTAAGAGATTGTATACAACGAGGTATTAAAGTTATCGCCGTTCCATTATCATTAAACTTTGGGAAACGAAGTGCGGGACACGCTAATATGTTAATATACAGACCTTTTAAAAGGATTGTAGAAAGATTTGAACCTCACGGAAGAGCATATGGAAATAGTATGGTTGATAATAAAAGTTTTAACGACCAATTGAAAAAACTTTGGGAAACCGATTTAACTCCTTTTCTTGGAAAAGTTCGATATGTTGAACCAGACCAACTTTGCCCTGATGTAAGAGGATTTCAAACATTAGAAGGTCAACTCAAAGGGCTACCAAGTGAAGGTGAAGGATTTTGTAGTATGTGGTCTTTCTTTTTAGCCGAAATGACTTTTATTAATCCAGATAAGTCAACAAAAGAAATTATAGATGAAGTATTCGATATTACAAAGAAAGACCCCGCTTATTTAAAATCACTTATTCGTGGGTATGTTGTAGATATTGAAAAAGGATTAGATGGATTACTTAAAATAATGGGTAAAAAAGGATTTTCATTTGCGGGGAAAGGTATAAATAGCCCGTATATGACTATTGCTGGTATTGTACCAGAGTGGGAAAAATGGTTATTGAGTGTTGCTTTCGATAGTAAAAGTTATAGTGAAGCTCCGCCTCAATTTGAACCCCTACCAGATGTCGTTTTAAGTCAAGATGATAAACAAAGATTAAAAGAAGAATATTTTAAAAAGGTTGCTGGGTGGACTATGAAAGTCTTAAAAGATGTGTACGCTTTATATGGTATGAAATCCAACACTCCAAAACGGCTGGATACAGCGTGGTTTTTAATAGAAAGTTTAGCCGAAGGTGATTGGGTCGATGAAGGAGCAACTGGATTAGAAGATATAGATGTTATTTTAAAAGAAGGGTTGTGGTTAAGAGGTAAAGACTGGAAAGTTAATTTGGCTCAAACTGGATATTTTCTTAATAAGAAATTAGAAAGAGAAAAAACTGGTTCTGGTGTTGGTTCTGGTGGAAAAATTAATATTGGGAAATCATTAAGCAAAGCATTCGACCCTAAAAAGAACGGAGTATCCAAAGCATTTGAACCAGTTTCGAAATCATTCGATAAAGCAGGTAAAAGTATGAGTGAAGGTATGTATCAAGCCAGTCAAGGTCTTAATAAAATTAATCCTATGATGATTGCGTTGAATGATAAGAAGACTTCAAAACTAATGCGTCAATCTGGCGAAATAACAAACGATTATTTATTACCCGCTGTTGTAGCCATGGGTAAACCCGTGTACGATGCTACGGCTATGACGGCGTCAACTATGATAACAGGAAATCCTATTGCTGGAAAAATATTGGCTGACGCTCTTTGGGACAACATGGTAGCCAATAAGGGTATCGACCCGAGAGATAGACAAAAAAGCGAATTATTAGGAATTGTATCAAGTCAAATTGGAAATGTACTTGGAAAGGCATCTGGAAATATTGGAAAGTAAGTATAGAGAACACTCTTTAATATGTTTTAATAAATATATTAAATAAACGAAGTATAGAGATGGGATAGTTCGAAACCAACCCTCCAAACTTTTAAACCCTCCCTGAACCCTCCCTGACTGACTTTATTTGTTTTAAATATTTCTAATAAAACCCTTATCTATTTGTTCTATTTATTTTAATTTATTAATTAAATAATATGGTAAGGGAGGGTTGGGATAGTTGGGAGGGTTAAATGAAACTTTTGAAAGAAAAAAAGAAAAAATAGAAAAAACAAAAACATTTCTATAAAAGGGTTTTCGACCTTCCAAACCCTCCCTACCCTCCCTTCTCTATACTTATTAAGTAATTTAGAGAAAAATAAAATCTAAACATTTAGTATAATGTGCTTAAATCCCGATTGCCGATGGATTACAATAGTGGAAGACGATAAGAGTGGTGAAAAATGTTATATTCATTATAAGTTTTTAGAAGACGGAACATTTGAAGAGCTATTCACAGAAGGAGATAAAGGATTGAAAATATATGTTGAAACGATGAGGGACAATAAGTATTTCGAACCAAAAGACTATCCAAGAATAGAAGTACCTCATTTCGATATGATATGTATAAATGGTACATTTGATACAAAGGGACACAACGGGCAACCAGACCCCCGAGTATACTATCCCGACTATCCCTCCAAAGTACACAACTATCCAAGCTCAATAGCTATCGAATGTGGAAGCAAGTTTGTAATGGATTACGCTGGTAATATTTTAGACATCGAAGAATTAAATAAGCCGATAGAATTAGACATTATTGATTTAGATAAAGAACCTATTTTAGACGATTATTCGAAAGTAAAGAACCCCGCATATAAATCTTCTAATGGATATTAAAAGTATTTAGGAAAAGTAGAAGATTAAATAAAAAAAGGACTTAAAAATAATATTATATAATTATATAGCAAATGGAAACCGAAATTAAGGAAAAGAAGACAGCAGACATTAATAAGTATATGTCTACTTACATGAAGAAAAAGTATTACGAGAACCCCGTTCAACATCGTAATTATAAAAACTCACTCAACATTAGGAAGAAGTATATTATCGATGATAAGACTTGGGATAAATACAAAGACAACCTGTACGCCGTAATAACATTAAAAGAAACAATCGATAATTTACCAGAGGGTACATTCGAAAAGTTTTTGATGGAATATAAAAACCTCCATTTCGAAAAAAGGACGCAAGATATTTAGGAAAAGTAAAAACCTAATTTCTTTAAAAAGGATTGATATAAATATTTAGGAATTATTTATATTAATTAATTAATTTAAGTAAAAAAAGGACTTAAAGCTAAATTATTATCTAATAGTATAATATAGAATGTCTTGTTTAGGAAAAACTCAACCCGCCGATTTATTCAAAGCTCACTTACTCAAATATGGTATTATTGGATTTGGAGGATACAAATTAAAAACCAAATATGATAACGGAAAACTTGTTAAGACTATGGGAATTGGTATTAAGGATTGGTCGAAAGTTATCACGCCCGAAAATTACACAGATTTTATAATGAGTAAATGGACGGACAAGGAAACTGGTAAAGAAACATTAAGTCAACCAAAAAGTTTTTATTTAAAGACTGGAAAAGATGTAGGGACTATTGGAATAGACTTCGACACACCAGAAGCATATGAAGCATTCATTAAACACAATCCAGAATGCTCTAATTATTTTACACAGAAAACAAAGAAAGGTTATCATATTATTTTTAAGTATGACGACAGACTAAATCATAGTTGCTCGAATGACGCACATTCAAAAGAAGAATGTAAAATCGATTTTAGAAGCAACGGAGGTTGTCTTATTTCTTATCCTACTAAATATTATCATCACGAAACAAATGAGGAATATTCGTATGATATATTCGTAGACGGAGAACTTGGAACAATTACAAATAAAATGATTAAATATTTTGATGATAATGAAATAGTTTATTACAAAGTAAAAACTGATACCAAAAGTCGAATGACTGAAAAGAAGCAAAAAGTAAAAAAAGAAATAGAAGGTAAAATAGAAGAAGCAGAAGAAAAGTTAGAAGAAATTAATAGCCAAAGTGGAAAATTATTTCTAAAAATGTGTACTTGTTATACAAAAGAAAGAGTAGCCAGTTATTCATCTTGGTTCGAAATGGGTTGTATGTTAAAGAACCATTTTACAAATAAAGGAAATGAAAAAGAAGGTAAGGATTGCTTCAAATATTTCAGTCAGTTAAAAGATGATAAAGGAGTATTATTTTACGACGGATATGATGTAGAGAATGTTTTAGAAAGTTGGGCTAAAATGGAAGTCTACAAAGTCAAGAAAGTCGATAAGAATAAAAGCTGGGACAAAATTAAAAAATGGGCTAAAAAAGATAGTCAGGATAAGTTTAATGCTATTTTTGATATTAGTGAACTAAATCTTACATCATCTTACAGCGACTTAAAAACAGCGTTCGAAGAAACTAATTTCAAGGTTCGTAATCCAGTAGGATTTTGTGAAGTTGTTGAAATCGATAATCAAGAAGAGTTGGTTTTTAGAACACCAGCAGAATTAAACACTTTATACGAAAATCTGTTCTGGACTAAATATGTTTACAAGCCATCGCCAGATGGAGAAGGAGAAGGTACATTCGAACAAGAAGAGCGTGAGTTTGTAAAGGATTGGAGAAAAGATACTCAACTATTAGAATATGAGCGTGTTGATTTTAGACCTTATTGTATGGAGGACACAACACCAGATAATATTTATAACCAGTTCAGGGGGTTTAATGCTATGCCTTATTATCAAGAATGGCTACAAAAACCAAAAAGACCCGCTACTGATACAGAAGAAGGAATTGGTATTTTGCTACAACATATTAAAGACCTTTGTGGTAATGCTGATTTCTATGAATATTTCTTGGATTGGTTGGCTTTCAAAATCCAGTTTCCAAGTCGTAAGAATAATATTGCTACAATCTTAAAATCTTTACAGGGTATCGGTAAGGATAGTTTCTTCGATTGGTTTGGGAATGAGATTTTAGGTTCTAAATATTATTTGAATATTCAAGGCTTAAATCAGTTGGAGAACTTCAACGCATTATTAAGTTGTAAACTATTGGTTGTTTTGAATGAGTTCGAATTAAAAGAAAGCATTTCAAATAAAGAAAAGTTCAAAAGTCTTATTACAAATGTAGTTAATGTTATTAATGAGAAACACGAAAAGCAACGCAAGGAGCGGGATTATACAAACTACGCTTTGTTGACTAATAATGTTATCAGTTTTTCAGTCGAAAGCGGAGATAGAAGAATTACGGCAACAGAAGGAAATAACGCAGTATGTAATGATAAAGAATATTTTGATAAAATGTATTCTAATGTTTACGGGCGTGATAAAAATGGCGACTATGTTGGAAAAGACTTTATAGCCCCGTTCTTCCATTTCCTATTACAAAGAAAAGTAGACACGAAGGACTGGATAGGTACAAGAGTAAAAACAGAATATTACAAAACACTTCAAGACTATTCCATTTCTCCGTTGGTTAGGTTCTTTGAGTTTCTCAATAATAAATATTATAAATATGGAGCTTTATATAATAAAAAAGCGGATAGTGTCGAAGGAGATAAATCGATATTTACTTCAACGCATTTTTACGAAATGTTTAAAGATTTTAGAACAGAATGGGGTTATAAAAGTGCTGATTGGAGTGCTACGCTTTTTGGTACTAATTTAAGACAATATTGTATGGAAAACGAATTAGATAGTCAAGAAAAGTTCAAGTTTATTTGTAAAAAGAAATCTGGTGTTAATGTATATGTTTTAGATAATAAGAAAATGATTGACTTTTTAGAAAGTGAAGGAATTATTAGCAAGACTGGTGTATGTTTGATTAAAACAAATATTAAAAAAGATGATGATGAAGTAGAAAGTGAAGACGAAAAATAAATATAATACAAGATTTCCATTTATTAGATTAAATAAATGAAAAACACACTCTAAAAACATATGTTTCTATACTTATTTTTGAAATCTATTTGAATAGATTATTACCTACTTATTTTTTAGATTTAGGATAATTCAAATACTTATTTTTCGAAAAAATAAAAATATAGTACAATAATATAGAATGCCGAAAGACGATTTTTACTATTTGGAACAAACTCCCGAAGCCCTTTGTAAAGAACTGATGAAACATATTCCAGACTTACAAAAAACAGACACTTTTTTCGAACCATTTTCAGGAGAAGGAGCTTGGGTAAAAGCATTTCCAGAAGAGGCAAATGTTATCCAAACAGAAATAGAACATGGAACGGACTATAAATCGATTAATTTAGATGAAGCATTAGTAGACTGGGTAATTACTAATCCGCCGTACCAGATTGATAATGAAACCGCAACCAAAAAAGAAAACGCATTTATATCTTTGGCTAATTATTTTGCTGGAAAAACAAATAAAGGTTTCGCATTTTTATTAAACGAAAAGTGTTTTAGTGCTTTAACTCCGCCAAGACTTAAATTATTGTATCAAGAAAAAGGCATCTACATTCACAAAATAGTTGTTTGTAGCATTAAAAAATGGAGAGGTCGATATTTCTTTATCATATTTAAAAATCGTTGTTGTTTGGCTTGTAAACGAAAAAAGACGGCTTGTTGCCCTAAATTAAGTGATGAAGAACGGGCTAAAATCGAAGCCGAAATGGAAGAACACGAGAAGGAAGAAAAGGAAGCCTTATTAAATCAAAAACAACGCTTCGATTTTTTCGATTTTGTAGAAGGAACATATTAATAAAATATTTGTTTAATATATAAATGAGTTTATCTATTAAAGAACCAAAGGATTATACCAAAAAAGAGAGAAACATTTTTGGTTATTTAACTCTACATGGAACTCAAAGAGTAGTAGGAAGTGCCTCTGTGAAAGAGATGGATTATAGTGCCGACTACGATTTAATGGAATATGTTAGTTTCGAAAGAACAACTGAAATGTATGAACTAATTTTAGACTTGTTTAGAGAGAAGTTTAGAACTGCTTATAAATCAAAGACAATCTGGATTACTGATTTTAAATGTGGTGTGTTAGCTGGTGGAAAACCGATACGCTGGAAGAAGGAAGATATAGCAAGAGGCTACCAAGTGATAGAAGATGTTAAAATAATGTTTGTCGATTGTCTACAAGAGAAATCAACAATAAAATTAGATGCTATTTCTCTCATTAATGGTCTTTTTCACGAGTTTAGTGAAATATATTTTATCACATTTGGAGATTATAAAACATATGAGCCAGAGTATACCAAAAAAGTAAATATTGAAACCTCATTATTAAAAGATGTAAAATCGTACACAGAAAAAGGTAATTACATGAAAACATTAAAACGACTATTTGCTTATCTTCGAATTAGTGAAAACGACCCTGCTCTACTACAAAGTTTAGTAGTCTTTTTCAATTCATCAGTAGGAGAACTATCCAGCTACAAAAGTGATTTAGAGTTAGTTTCGATAATGTTAGGACAAAGTTTTAGACCAGTAAAACACAAAGATATTGTTTACAATTTGAAATATATCGAGAAACATATTAACCCTCATTTCAAGGATTTAGTAAAAAGCATTCTACAAATGAAAACCGATGCTAAAATAAAGCAACACACAGAGGAGGTTGAAGAAATCTTAAATAATGAGATACAAGCCAAGACAAAAGAGTTTATACAAAATAACAAAAAATTATATTCTTATATTAAAGTATAGGAATGAATACAGAAGAAGTAGGAACGCCAGTAGCAATTATCAGTTTCGAAGGAGATAAGAAAAAAAATAAGGTTCTCTCGATAGAGAACGATAAATCTAATGTTGAAGATTATTTAAGAGAATTGAAACTCACAAAGCCAAAGGAAAAAATCCAACATATTCCAAATAAAAAGACAGAACGCCAGATTTTATATATTACGGGAGCTTCTGGTTCTGGTAAATCATATTATACGAAAGCTTATTGCGACCAGTACAGAAAGCTATTTCCAAAGAACCCTATTTATCTAATTTCTTCGATAAACGAAGATAGCTCAATAGACAAAGTAAAAAACATGAAACGAATAAAGTTAACAAATGAACTATTGATAACAGATTTAAAGGCGGACGATTTCAAAGATAGCATGGTAATTTTCGATGATACAGATTGCTTAACAAATAAAATAATGAGAATGAAAGTTAACGGAATACTTAATATGTTGTTAGAAACAGGTAGACACACAAATACATCTGTAATTTATACTTCACATTTAGCTACGAATGGTCTGGATACAAAACGCATCTTAAACGAAGCTCATTCGATAACTATTTTTCCTCATTCTCTCGGCGGTCGAAGTTTAAAGTATCTTTTGGAAAACTATTTTGGTTTAGACAAACATCAAATAAAGAAAATTAAGACATTACCTTCCCGTTGGGTGACGCTAATTAAAAGTTTTCCTATGGTAGTATTGAGTGAAAAAGAAGCCTTTGTTTTAAATCTTCCAGATGAAGAAAAGGAAGATAAATAGATTTTATAACAAAATATTTTAATATTCTATATAATATATAGAATGCTAAACTTGTCTTCATTAAATCAAAGAGTTAACGCTTTGGCTTCCAAAATTAATAATATACCTGTTCCTCCTCCTGCTGATGATTTATCTGCTGTTTTAACTGCTGGAAATAGTGCTGGTTCGAATAATATAGATATGAATAGTAATAATATTAATAATGTATCCCTTATTAACGGCTCTGTTTATCCTCCTGCTCCTCCTGCTACTCCTGCTTTATCTGCTGTATTAACGGCTGGTGATAATGCTGGTGGTTTAAATATTACAAATCTTAACGATTTAGGTGTTACAACAATTAACGGCTCTGTTTATCCTCCTGCTGTTGATACTTTAAGTGCTGTTTTAACTGCTGGAAATACCGCTAATAATACAATAGTTTTAACAGATGGCGTTTCTAATATTGTTAACACAATAGCGGATAGTGGTCTAACTTTAACTTCTGGTGTTGTACCAACAAATAGAAACATCACTATTAGTAGTGCTACCTCTCAATATGTATACGCTTTCGATAATATTAGTCCAACAATTCCATTTGCGTCTGCTTCACAAACATCGATAATAGGAAAAGATGAAATTAGCAATCAATTATATATTACAGATGGGGTCGATAGCATTAATAATATAGCAAAATTAGAATATGATGGTGATGTAATTAATGCTCCGTTTAGTTCAAAACCAAAGCTAACATTAGACAGAATAGGAACTGGAAGTGTTCCAAATAATAAAATAGAAATAATGCCTGAAATAATAAATGTAACTGGTGGTGTACCTAATCAACTAACAATTCAAACTAACGGAGGTCAATTTTTCATGGATAGCGATAAAACTTATATTGGATTAAGTGGTTTTCAAGCAAGAGATAGTGTTGCTGGAAACGAACAAGCTACTCTATCACAACAAGGCGTATTAGCTACTTTTGTTGGGAACGATTGGTATTCATATTATAGAGCGAGTTCTGCTTTTATAGGAAATGTTGCTGGAACAATTGGAACACTAATTCAATCTTTCGGTTTAATAACAATTTTGGGTAATGCTCTATCTCAAACTACCATATCTTCAACAGACCTTACTATAACGAATAGTAATGTTGGTTCTGCTGGTTCTGCTGTTTTACGGGGATTGGGTAGATTAACATTAACAAGTCAAGAAACGGGTGGAAGTACTAATGCTTCTTTATCAATTACTAATAATAGTGCGAGTGGTGCTGTATACAACGAGTTCTATAAGAATAAAACTTCTGCTGGAATTGCGGGAGAACCCCTTTTACAAGAAAGCGTATTTGGAAAAGATAGTTTTAATGTTAGAAAAGAATATACAAGAATTACACATACTATTCGTGACCCTACTGGTGGATTAGAAGATGGAAGTATTGAAATGGGTTGCCTTGTTAATGGTGCTTTTACTAATTTACTTCAATTAAACGGAAACGAAAATGAAATAAACATGTTAAGACCTTTGGATATGAATGGAAATAATGTTCGAACAACAACGGGTAGTATGGCGATAAATGTTGCCTCATCTTCTACTGCTGGTGCTACTCTTACTCTTGCTACAAAAGATAATGTAGCTGGAAGCGGAGCTGGTTTACTTTTAACTGGAAATACTTTATTGAGTGGTTCTTCTGGGGGTAGTTCAGGACAACATCTTTGTTTAACAATTGGCGGTTCGGTTTATAAAATCAAATTAGAAAATCCTTAAAATATAATATTAGATTATTATATGCTACAATCTTATACAAGTTCGGGGCAAAAAATCTCTGTTTTAGAAGAGATATTAGGAGAGAAAAAACCTGCGAGAAAATGGTATACAAAATATCGATGTCTTTGTTGTTGGTACATTAAAAAAGAATAACAATATATATAATGGAGAACGACTGGACGACAGATATAGAAAATGTTTTAGAAAGTATTCGAGTAAATTGTATAATTTTATCGAAGGAACACAAGAACCGCTATTTTGCTTTGAAAGAAAACTTAAAATATTATAAAATCCCCGTAATAATATTTTCAAGTATTAATAGTATTGTTAGCGTAGGATTACAGCCATATTTACCACAAGGTACAATTAGTATGATGACCTGTCTTTTAGCTCTAATTTGCTCTATAATTGGTTCGATAGAACTATACCTCACTATACAGAAAAGTATGGAAAGCGAATTATTAAGTCAACGAGATTATTATTTACTTGGAGTAGATATTTACAAAACTCTTTCTTTGTCGAACGACC